TGAAGCAGGCAGTCCGCTGGATGCCAATGGATAAATGGGACGCCTGTGCTTTTCCGGTTGATCCGGAGGAGCTTGAGGGCCGTGTCTGCTACGGCGGTCTCGACCTATCCTCTACTTCCGATATCACAGCCTTCGTGCTGGTCTTCCCTCCAAGGGATGAGGAAGACAAATACGTGGTTCTTCCTTACTTCTGGCTGCCGGAGGAGACACTGGATCTTCGCGTCCGGCGTGATCATGTACCTTATGACGTCTGGGAAAAGCAGGATCTTATCGAGACGACGGAAGGTAATGTCATCCACTACGGTTTCATTGAGAAGTTCATCGAGAACTTGGGTGAGCGCTACAACATCCGGGAGATCGCCTTCGACCGCTGGGGAGCCGTCCAGATGGTTCAGAACCTTGAGGGCATGGGCTTTACCGTTGTGCCCTTCGGCCAGGGCTTTAAGGATATGAGCCCTCCTACCAAGGAGCTCATGAAGCTGGTCCTTGAGAAGCGGATCGCACACGGCGGTAATCCGGTCCTCCGCTGGATGATGGATAACATCTACATCCGAAGGGACCCGGCAGGCAACATCAAGGCTGACAAGGAAAAATCAACGGAGAAGATCGATGGTGCCATTGCCATGATCATGGGACTCGATCGGGCGATTCGCGGCGGCAATGACAACGGCGAATCCGTCTATGACAGCCGAGGCATTTTGTTTTTATGAGGTGACAGGATGATAACTCTTTCATTGATCGGCTTTCTCGTGATCCGGGAAGCCTTAAACCAGATGGAGGTATGGCCATGAGTATATTTTCTAAGCTGTTCCGGAGCCGTGATAAGCCGACCGATTCGACCAATGGCTCCGGTTATCGCTACTACTTCGGAGGAACGACATCCGGCAAGGCTGTAAACGAACGGTCTGCCATGCAGATCTCTGCTGTGTATGCCTGCGTGCGTGTTCTCTCCGAGGCGATCGCATCGCTCCCGCTCCATTTGTATAAATACACAGAGGAAGGCAGCAAGGAAAAAGCTATTGACCACCCGCTGTATCTTCTTCTGCACGATGAGCCAAATCCCGAGATGACTTCGTTTATCTTCCGGGAGACCATGATGACGCACCTCTTACTCTGGGGCAACGCTTATGCGCAGGTCATCCGGAATGGCCGTGGAGAAGTTGTAGCTCTCTATCCTCTGATGGCAAACCGAATGAGGGTCGACCGGGATGAGAACGGACATCTCTACTACGAGTATCAGATGAATACCTCGGATGCTCCGACGATGAAGACTGGAACCGTGCGGCTGACACCAGCGGATGTGCTGCATATCCCAGGGCTCGGCTTTGACGGTCTCGTCGGCTACAGCCCGATTGCAATGGCTAAGAACTCCATCGGTATGGCAATGGCAACAGAGGAATATGGAGCCACCTTCTTTAAGAACGGTGCCAATCCCTCCGGCATCCTCTCGATGCCTGGTACAGTCAAGGACCCGGACAAGATCCGGTCCTCCTGGGAGCAGGGCTTCTCAGGAAGCCATAACGCAAACAAGGTAGCAATCCTTGAGGAAGGCATGACCTATACGCCGATCTCCATTTCACCGGAGCAGGCGCAGTTCCTTGAAACGAGAAAGTTTCAGCTCGACGAGATTGCGAGAATCTTCCGCATCCCGCCTCACCTTATTGGTGATCTCGAGCACGCGACCTTTTCAAACATTGAGGAGCAGAGCCTTGAGTTCGTGACATACACCCTGGAGCCCTGGCTCTCCCGCTGGGAGCAGTCCATGCAGAGATGTCTCTTAAGGCCCGAGGAGAAGTCAAAGTACTTCATCCGCTTTAACGTGGACGGCCTTCTTCGAGGCAACTACCAGTCCCGGATGCAGGGCTATGCCACCGGCATTCAGAACGGCATCCTTTCCATCAATGATGTCCGGGAGCTTGAGAACATGAATCTCCTCTCGGATTCAGAAGGCGGTAACCTTCACATCTTAAACGGAAACGTTGTAAAGCTCTCTGACGCAGGCAAGGCCTACGAACAGAGCACAGAAACAAAGGAGGAACCTGATGAAAAATAAAAACAAGTTCTGGCGTTGGGCCAGGAATGCACTGGAAGGTCCATCCACGGAGACTTCCGAAGAGCGCACCCTGTTCCTTGACGGGACGATCGCATCAGAGAGCTGGTTTGACGATGATGTCACACCGGCTCTTTTTAAGTCGGATCTGAATTCCGGCTCCGGTGATATTACCGTCTGGATCAACTCCCCCGGCGGCGACGTCTTTGCGGCAGCACAGATCTACAACATGCTCCGCGATTACAAGGGAAAGGTCACGGTAAAGATCGACGGCATTGCGGCATCGGCAGCCTCTGTCATTGCGATGGCAGGTGATTCGGTACTCATGTCTCCGGTCTCCATGCTCATGATCCATAACCCTTCGACGGTCGCTATTGGTGACAAGACCGAGATGGAGAAGGCAATCGAGATGCTGAATTCCGTAAAGGACTCCATCATCAATGCCTACCAGGCAAAGACAGGACTTTCTCGTAACAAGCTCTCAAAGCTCATGGATGAGGAGACCTGGATGGATTCCGGTAAGGCCGTCGAGCTTCACTTCGCAGACGGCATCATCGACCGGTCCGAGCTCTACGGTGCTGCTCCACTTAATAAGCCGGAGAAGGAAGACCCCGACGAAGAGGAACCGGACGAGCCGGATGAGGATACACCAGAGGAAGGCAACGATCCTGATGAAGAGAAAAAGAAGGATGATGCATCTGATCTCTTCGCAGGACACGAATCCATGCTCTTTTCCCGCTACCAGGTAGCAGCTGCCACAGGCAGAAAGCTCCTTGACTACTGCAAGGAGCAGGAAGCAAAAGATGCCAAGCCGCATCTTGCTGCGGATTTGCATAAAGAACCACATCACTCGTACCAGATCGACGACCTCGAAAGGCGTCTCGATCTCATGAAGCATTTTCTCTAATGGAGGTAAACAGAATGAACGTACAGGATTTAATCAACAAGCGTGCAAACGCATGGGAGGCAGCAAAGGCATTCCTTGACTCCCACAGAAACGAGAACGGTGTCCTCTCTGATACAGACGGCGAGACCTATGACCGTATGGAGAAGGAAATCACTGACCTCACCCGCGAGATCGACCGTCTGAATCGTCAGAAGGCGATCGAGGAGCAGATGGGAAAGCCCACTGCATCTCCTCTTACCGGAAGACCCGGTGCGGCTTCTCCGTCTGATGACCCCGACGAGAAGCACGGCAGAGCCTCTAAGGCATATGCCAAGGCCATGATCGCAGCCATGCGTACCGGCTTCCACCAGATCTCCGATGTCCTCGAGGAAGGGAACGACGCGAACGGCGGCTACCTTGTTCCTGAGGAATGGGACTCCCGTCTCATCGACAAGCTGACTGAGGAGAATATCTTCAGAGGCCTTGCTACCACCATCACCACAAGCGGTGAGCACAAGATCAACATCGCGGCTACCAAGCCTGCTGCAGCATGGATTGAGGAGGGTCAGGCTCTCACCTTCGGCGACGCTACCTACGATCAGGTTGTTCTGGATGCCCACAAGCTCCATGTGGCAATCAAGATCACGGAGGAGCTTCTCTACGACAACGCCTTTAACCTTGAGTCCTACATCATTGATCAGTTCGGCAAGGCTCTCGGTAATGCTGAGGAGGACGCCTTCCTGAATGGCGACGGCAAGGGCAAGCCGCTCGGCATCTTCGCAGAGATTGGCGGTGGAGAAACTGCAGTGACCCTCACCGGCACAAAGCTCTCTTCCGATGATATCCTCACCCTCATCTACAGCCTGAAGAGACCGTATCGTAAGAACGCGTCCTTCATCCTGAATGACCAGACTCTCGCTGTCATCCGCAAGCTCAAGGATAACAACCAGGCCTACATCTGGCAGCCTTCTTACACTGCCGGTGAGCCGGACAAGCTCTGCGGCTACGACATCCACACGTCTGCCTATGCTCCGCTCCTTGAGGCAGGCAAGCCTGCAATCGCCTTTGGTGATTACAGCTACTACAACATCGGTGACCGTGGCACCAGATCCTTCCAGGAGCTCCGCGAGCTCTTCGCTGGGAACGGCATGGTCGGCTACGTGGCAAAGGAGCGTGTTGACGGCAAGCTCGTCCTTCCGGAGGCAATCCAGATCCTGAAGGCCGGTGCAGGTGCCTGATAGAAAGTGAGGTTGAGCAGACATGGTGACACTGGATGAAATGAAGCAGTATCTCCGGGTGGATTTTTCAGAAGATGATGGTCTCATCTCCTCCCTCATCACGTCCGCTACCCGCCTCGCAATGGATGTGGCGCGGACCGATAACGAGGATGTCTTCTTTGCCATGCCCTATGCCAAGGAAGCTGTCTTTTTTACCGTCGCCTATATGTATGAGCATAGAGAGGATGCGGACCTTAAGTCTGTCACCCTCTCCCTTCGTGCTCTTCTAGAAGGCAGTCGGAAGGAGGGCTTCTGATGGATATAGCAGCATTAAACCTTCGGATCACCTTTCAGAAGCAAGTGGTTGAAAAGGACAAGTATGGAAACCATACGACAAAGCAGGCAGATTACATCACCTGCTGGGCTACAGCCTCCGGGTCTGGTACAGAAACGGATGCTGCCGGGACCACGAATTCAAAGGAGACCATCGATTTCACAACGCGCTGGTTTAAGACTCTCTCGGAGGTGACCTCTGATGGCTACCGGATCATCGCAGACGGAAAGCTCTACAACATCCTCTATGTGAATCCGATGGGCTACAAGCATAACTCTTTGAAATTCCACTGCGAGCTCGTTAAGAGGTGATCCTATGGCAAAGACAATAAAACCCGAACAGCTCTCTGATGAGATCATGAAGGGCCTCGAAGAATACAAGGACCTCTCTACAGACGCCATGAAGGAATCCGTCGAGAAGGTTGCTAAGGATGTAAAGAAAAACATCCAGGCCAAGGCTCCTGTCCTCACTGGAAAATACAAGAAGTCCTGGAAGATCACAAAGACCGACGAGAACAATGAACGTCTCGTGATGACCGTTCATGCTGGCCGCTATCAGCTGACCCACCTTCTGGAGCACGGACACGCAAAAAGGAATGGTGGCAGGACCAAGGCCATCCCTCACATCGCTCCTGCTGAGGAAGAAGGCATCAAGGAACTTGAGAATGACATCACGGAGGCACTTGAGAAAGGCGGCGGATCATGACATACGATCACCTGGTAACGATGCTGGAGGAGGCAGGCCTTCCTCTGGCTTATGACCATTTTGCTGAAGGCGAGTCTCCGGACCCGCCTTTTCTCGTGTTTCTTTCTCCGACCTCGGATAACTTCGGTGCAGACAACGCAGTCTACGCTTCCTTCCCGGAGGTGAATGTAGAGCTCTACACGGACAAGAAGGACCCGAAGCTTGAGAAAAAACTCGAGAAGATATTTGCAGGAAACGACATCTATTGGAACAAGTCCGAGACGTGGATTGATTCCGAGAAGATGTATGAAGTGCTTTATGAGCTGACGCTATAAGGAGGCAGTTATGGCAAGTAAGAAAAACAAGGTGAGGTACGGCCTCAAAAACGTCCACTATGCACTGGCAACGATCGCTGAGGATGGTACCGCCACCTTCGAAAAGCCTGTCGTCTGGCCTGGTGCTGTGTCGATCAAGTTCGCAGCCCAGGGCTCCCAGGAACCCTTCTATGCGGACGACATCAAGTACTATGTGACGAGCTCGAACACCGGCTACAACGGCGACCTCGAGACCGCAATGGTTCCGGAGGATTTCAAGACAGCGGTCCTTGGCGACATCAAGGATGCAAATGGTGTCCTCGTTGAGAACGCTGATGCACAGCCGGTACCTTTCGCACTGCTCTTTGAATTTGCAGGAGATGTGAAGGCTGTAAGGCACGTCCTTTATAACTGCACGGCAAGCCGTCCGGACATGGAGGCTGAGACCAAGGAGGACAAGGTTTCCGTAAAGACTGAGGCTCTAACGATCGATGCATCCACGATCTTCTCGAAGGAACTGGATGCAAACATCGTAAAGGCAGACACCTGCTCGGAAACAGACGATGAGACCTACAACTCCTGGTATGACGAGGTCCACCTTCCGAAAGCAAAGACATCTACTGCTTCTGCCGGATAAGGAGGTGTGATCCATGGTTAAGGAAATAGAAATGACCCTCGAGGACGGGACCATCAAGGTCCTGCCCTTTGAGGCCAATGGTGCAACAGCAATTCTCTATCGGATGACCTTTCATGAGGACCTGATGGTCACCATGAATAACCTGGCGACGGAGAATCTCGATACCCTGGTCGGTGCCAAGCTCGGATACATCATGGCTGCGCAGGCTGCAGGAAAGACCTCTGGCCTTTCAATGGATGACTTCATTCACTGGGCGGCAGGCTTTGATGGCATCTGCCTCATCGAAAAGCTCGATGAGTTTGTCGCGATCTATCTTGGCAACCGGGCAACGACCTCTGATGCAAACCCCACTCCCGCCCAACTGACCGAGAAATAAATACAGCGGTTTACCTGCTCCGCTGTAAGCAGTTGGGCTTTACGATTCCGGAGCTCTCCCTTATTGAGGAAGGCCAGATCTACGACTGTATGTCAGAGGCTGACAATGATGTAAATGGTGACTATTGCGAGGTAGCTACCCAGGAGGACTTCAACAGCTGGTGACAAACGATATATCATGTTATATAATTTTCTTAAGTTGTATCGGTATACATACATTTGTCAGTAAGAAGGTGAATAGCATGACACGTTTTCTTGCAATTATAAGAAGAATAGCCCTTGCCGGACTTATTTCATTAGTGATTTGTATAGCGCTGCAGGAGATTGGCTTTACAAAGGTGTTTGGACTCGCCATCTCCTCAGAACCGATGCAATTTCAAAAAGCCTTCAGCATTTACATATTAGTGTCTGTGCCAGCTTATGTAGTACTAAATCTCTTATCGTGTGTTTACATACGTCGTCATGGACAGTTCGCAGCAGTCCATCAGCAGCAAGCCTTTATCGTTTCTGTGTTCAGAGCACTTGGGCATGACTTATTTGCACCCTTTAAAAATCTTGGAGGCTTGTTTACCGCGATATTTAACAGGTACCCGGATATAATGCCAGCAGATATGGTAAAAAAATCAAAGCGAATTTCTGTTTGCCGGTTTTTTGAATCAGTAATTTTGATTCTGTTTTGCCTTGCTGGAATCGGCTCTCTTCTGTAGAAGATTCAAATAATTATCAGAGTATGAAGCATCGGTTATGGAATATGATCACCCGATAGATAATAGCCCACCTTCTCATGTGTCCTGTCCACTTGTCGATGGCGCAGAGATTGCTGCTTATGACTGCATCGAAAACCGTGACATTGCCGATGGGAACCTTAAGGAACAGCATCTGCCGGAGAAATACAAGCAGCACCCAGACTGGCGAATAATCTGCAAAAACTGTAAATGGCATTATTACTAAAGCAAAGCGTCGAGCGATCGGCGCTTTTTTCATGCTCTGAAATAGAAAGGAGGTCAGCATGGCGGACCGCATCAAGGGCATCACTGTCGAGATCGGCGGCGATACAACCAAACTCTCTGACGCATTAAAAAACGTCAATAAGTCCATCAAAGATACACAGAATCAGCTCCGTGATGTGAATAGGCTCTTAAAGCTCGATCCGGGCAATGCCGATCTCCTGGTTCAGAAACAGAAGTACCTGTCACAGGCTATCTCTGATACAAAAGAAAAGCTGAAGCAGGAACAGGATGCCTTAAAGCAGCTGAAGGAAGCTCCCCAGACCGAGGAGACTATCAAACAGCAGGAAGCCCTGACACGAGAGATCGAAGACACCAAGCAGGCACTTAAGGGTCTCGAGGATCAGTATAAATCTGTCGGGTCCGTTGCCGGAGTACAGCTCCAGCAGATGGGTGACAAGATCAAAGGTGTCGGCGATAAGATCACCGGAGTCGGTGAAGGTCTCTCCACCCATGTCACGGCTCCTATCGCAGCAGTTGGTGCTGCTTCTCTTGCTGCCTTTAACGAGGTCGATGAAGGCGCAGATATCGTAAAGACCAAGACCGGCGCTGTCGGTCAGGCTCTGAAGGATATGCAGGATGCTGCGAATGATATCGCAACAACGATCCCGACAGACTTTGCGACGGCTGGTTCTGCCATCGGCGAAGTGAATACGAGGTTTGGCCTCACGGGTGATGCCTTAAAGGATCTCTCGCAGCAGTTCGTAGAGTTTGCATCGATCAATGATACCGATGTCTCAACCTCCATCGATAACGTCTCCTCCGTCCTCAATGCTTTCGGTATGGATACTTCCCAGGCTGGTGGCATGCTGGACGTCTTAAACTCAGTCGGTCAGGCCACCGGTCTTTCGATGGATAAGCTCTCGCAGGACCTTTCCCAGAATGCTGCGCAGCTGCAGTCGATGGGACTCAACGCAACGCAGTCGGCTCAGTTCCTCGGGAACGTCGAGATGTCTGGTCTTGATGTGTCGACGGCCATGGCCGGTATGAAGAAGGCCATGAAGAATGCGGCATCGGATGGCAAGACGCTCGATCAGGCGCTGTCTGAGTTCTCCGACACAATGAAATCCAACAAGTCGGATACTGAGAAGCTCCAGGCTGCATATGACCTCTTTGGCTCCAAGGCAGGTGCCTCTATCTACAATGCCATGCAGACCGGAAAGCTCTCCTTTGATGGTTTCTCATCCAGCATGGATTCCTTCAAAGGGAATGTAGAGCAGACCTTCAATGACACCCTGGACCCAATCGATAAGTTTAAGACCACTCTGAATCAGCTGAAGGTGACCGGCGCTGAGATTGGTAACTCCCTCGCCACAGTTCTTGCTCCTATGCTCGAGCAGGCATCCGGAGCCTTAAAGAAATTCTCTGAAATCTGGCAGGCAATCCCGGAGCCCATGCAGCAGTTCATTATCAAAGCGGCACTCGTTGCTGCAGCGATCGGGCCGATCCTTGTCGGTGTCGGTAAGGTCATCTCTACCTTCGGTACCATCACGAGTGGCATCGGAACTCTCATGAATACGATCGGCGGACTCTCCACAGGTCTTGCTGCTTTCAGCTCCATCGGCCTTCTTCCGATGATCGGCATCATTGCTGCTGTCATTGCGGCGATTGTAGCTGTCGTTGAGATCGTGAAGCACTGGGGAGAAATCACGGAATGGTTCGGCGGTGTCTGGGATGGCATCTGTAATGGCGTAAAGACAGTCGGCCAGGGTCTTGCCACCTTCTTTACCGGGCTCTGGAACGGGATCAAGTCAGGAACAGAGACTGCCTGGAATGGCATCAAGACTGGTGTCTCTACAGTCTGGAACGGCATGAAGACCGGCGCAACTACTGTATTTACCGGCATCAAGGATCACATCACAAATGCCTGGAATACGGTGAAGACTAACACAAGCACGGCCTGGGCGGGTATCAAATCAACCGTTCAGCAGAATGGCGGCGGCATCAAGGGTGTCATCACCACTGCAATGGAAGGCTACAAGAATATCTGGAAGGCTGGGTTTGAAATCATCAACAAGACGACTGGTGGCAAGCTCGGTGAGGCACTCTCGACAGCCAGGAGTAAGCTCTCGGATATCAAGAATGCCTTCTCTGAAAAGATGGATGCTGCAAAGGAAGCGGTCAGAGGTGCCATTGATAAAATCAAGGGCTTCTTCAACTTCTCCTGGTCGCTGCCGCATCTCAAGATGCCGCATTTCTCTATCTCGGGGAGCTTTTCCCTAGACCCGCCATCAGTACCGCATTTCGGTGTCGATTGGTACCGAAAGGCTATGAACGAGCCATATATCCTGAACAGCCCTACTCTCTTTGGTATGGCAGGAGGCAGACTCCTTGGCGGAGGTGAAGCTGGTGAAGAAGCTGTCGTCGGCACTGACAGGCTCTCTCAGATCGTGCAGGGCGCTGTTGCTGCTGCAGGTACTGGCCAGACGATTGTGATTCCGGTCTACATCGGACAGGACCGCATCGATGAGATTGTCGTCAAGGCAAACCAGAGAACGAACTTCAGGTCAGGAGGCAGATGATGTTAAAGAAAGATTTTCCTATCTACTTTGATGACACCAAGCTCTTCTGGCCATCGAAATGGCAGGAATCCTACTCTGTCATCGAAACCACAAAACAGACGGAGGCCGGAACCGATCAGGTGATTGTTACCCGCTACGATAAGCTCTCAGTCTCCTGCGAGTTCAAGTGCTCCGCTGCCTGGGCCTCCACCTTCACTAATTTCCGCGACAAGGATTCCATTGCCGTAAGGCTCTATGACCTGAAAACCCGAGACTACAAGACTCGGACTATGCGTATCCGGAACTTTAAGACGGCTCCGGAGAAGAACAGCGAAAAGCTACCATCTTCGAATGGACTCTATACTGTGTCCTTTGACCTATACGAATTCTGATGAGAGGAGGCTGCCATGTACAGCGTAAGTGATGAATACAAGACAGCCATGAAGCAGCCCGTCCAGCGATTCCGGATGACTGGGACTGCTGGCGATCTCTTTTTTTCTGATGAGAACATCCTCTCCGGGTCCTTTCACCTTACCGATCAGTGCTCTGATGATACGAACGTGTCGATTGGCTCTGTGTATATCGGGGAGCTCAAGGTCACGTTCATGAAGATGCCTTTTGTACGGCAGACACTCGATGACATGGCGATCAAGCCCTCCCTGGGGCTCCTTCTTCCTGCGGGCACGTATGAGGATGTTCCTCTTGGCATCTTTCATGTAAGTGAAGCCAACTGGGGAGAATCCGGAGTCGAGATCACAGCCTATGACAACATGGCTCGTTTCGACAAAACAATCCAGATCGACAACGGCTCCAAGCAGATCTACGACTTCCTTATTGCAGCAACGAATGCCTGTGGTGTACCGCTTGGTATGGAGCAGACAGAGGTCGAAGCTCTACCGAATGGCACGGAGGAGTTCTCTGTGTATCCGGAGAACGACATGGAGACCTGGCGAGATCTCATTGCCTGGTGTGCCATGACGACAGGGACCTTTGCAACAATCAATCGTGATGGTGCCCTGGTTCTTAGGCTCTACTCCTCTGATCCAGT